TAATTTTATACTTATGAAGTAGATAAGTCAGCAGCTATTCCATGAGCTTTTTCATTACTCACTTCTAAGCCGAACTCAACTACGAGCATCTTAGTTTCTGCATCACCTATTGTAGAAATATCGACAGTTTCGAAATCTCTCAAGTAAGCGACTTTTGCAAAATCAGGATCAACAAATAAAGCTGATCTGCTTCTGGAGAAGTTTGAAGGAACTACTTTTAGTTCTCCAAAGTCACCAGAGTAAATTGCAACTGAAGCTTCAATAGTTTGAGCATCAATGTTTTGTCTAGCTTGCGCTCTACCAGTAAAGCCAGAAACAACACCTTTCACGTGTGGACCAACGATTAACATTGAAGGCTCTCCACCATTACCGAAAGCTGATTGTTGTACTGATTTTAGGATAGCTTCACTAAACGCACGTTGAGTACCGTCAGTTGGAGCAGCACCGTTACCAGCACCTGCACCATTAGTACCACGAGAAACGTTAGTTTCTGTCCAAGTTTCAAAACCACCAGTCTGTCTAGCAGTTGTAGCGTTACCAGCATTTTTGGCAACTTTACTACATAGAGCAGTTTCCATATCTCTTTTCAAAGCTTTAGCCATGATAGCTAACTGGTGAGCCATTTCTGATCTCTTACCAGCTGGATCTGATGCTTGTTGTGAACCAGTTACAGTCGCATCTCTGCTGCTGATTTGACAAATGTTACTCTCTCTAACAGTTGCAGTAGAAGCTGAACGAGAAAGTTCAAAACCTTCTAATTCACCAGTTCCACTTGCAGTTGGAAGAGCTTCAGTTTGCCAATCAAACTGTACGTTTTTTACATTACTTTTGCCTATAGAACTCATAAAGGGAGTCGTAGATGGAGAAATGTTATAGATTACATCTGATAACGATTCTCTATCACTTGTCGCAGTATAAGTATCGAAAGCGTTAGTTACTTTAGCCATTTTCTATACTCCTTTGGCTTACGCCAAAATTAAATTAATTGTTCAAATACTTTAGCTGCATCTGAAGTCTTTCCAGATTTAGCTAATCTTTGACGCGCTTTTTTAGCAGGAGCTGTCGTTTTGATTTTGGCTACTGAGCCAGGTTTAGCAACACGAGCTGGTGCTTTTTGAGTTGGCTTTTTCTTAGTTGCTTCAACTGTTCTGTTGTTCAACCAAGCTTGCCTAAACCCTAGCAATGCTCTGTAGTCATAAACTTGATCCATTTCTTGAGGGGTATACCCTAAAACATTAATCGCATAATCTCTGATTTCAGCTTTTTCTTGCTGTGCAACTTTTGGCTTTTGCCATTCAGGAATAACTTCTAAAAGTTTTTGATTACCAAACTCAATAAATTCTTTGAGTTGGTTCTGTTGTTGATCAAGTTTTTCTTTTTCAAGTCTTTCTTGTTCTGCACTAACAGATGTCAAACGCTCTTTCTTTTCATCCCAAAGTTGCTTCTCACGTACATATGCGATTGGATCATCTTCATATAACTTGTTCCAATCTGGTTCGTTTGCCAGGTCGCCATTTAAAGCGGCTTCCATCTTCGGCAACAACTGTTCGTAAATCGCATCTCGCTCGTCAATCTCTTTCTGTCTTTGTTCTACAAGCTTTGCTTGTTCCGCTAACTTTTGAGTTTTGCGAGTATAATCTTGCTGACGAGAATATCCGCTTTGGACTGATTCTTTCCGAAAGCTTGCCATAGGCGATCATGGAGCCGGTAAAGGTCACGCCACCAATCAAAATGGATAGAATAATCGTAACGAGGGTGAAAGTGCCTGCGTCTGGCCGGAAGGCGAAAGCAGCCCAGCCGACCAGTAAGCTGGCCATGCCACCAAACCCGTTAAATAACGCGACCATTTCTGGCATTTTTGTCATTTGTACCAAGCGCGCGGCCGAGCCACCGATGATGCCGCCGACAACCATGCCAATGGCAATCCACTGAAAATCTACAATATCTTGGTCCAGCAGCGTCGCGACGATCGCCACTAACATACCAAGCGACGAAATCGCATTGCCGCGACGCGCGGTTGCCGGTGAACTCAGTTGCTTCAAGCCAAAAATGAACAGCGCGGCGGAAATGATGTAGGCGTATTGAGTCAGAGTATCCATAGTGATCAGCTCCCCTTCTTCTTGAACATGGCGAGCATGCGATCCGTGACGAGGTAGCCGCCCACCACGTTGATAGTGGCAAGAGCGACGGCGGCTGCACCTAGCCAGTTAGCGAGATCTTGCTGTCCGCTGCCGGCGAGGCTTATCGCGCCTACGACGGTCACGCCTGAAATGGCGTTGGCGCCAGACATCAAGGGTGTGTGCAGCGTGGCAGGTACCTTATTGATTAACTCAAAGCCCAAAAAGATGGACAACATGAGGATAAATGTGAGGAAAACTTCGTCCGGTATGATAAAAACGTCAACAGTTATCATGTTATGCGCCCCCTTCCAGAATATTCTTGATCGTTGTATTCGTCACCTCACCACCGTGTGTGATGATGCAGCCGGGCAAAATATCGTGCTCGAAATCGACCATGAACTTCTTATCATCGTTGCTCCAGCTATCTTCCACTAGGCTGAACAGATTCGCGGAGTACATCTGGCTGGCGTCGCGTGCCACTTCGCCGGCGAGGTTGCCTTTGCCAATGACGGTGACGCCTGCAATTTGAACGATTTCATTGGGAACTGAACCTTCGACATTGCCGCCTGTTTCAGCGGCCATATCGACAATGACTGACCCTGGTGCCATTCCCTCGATCATATCTTTAGTCACCAGCACGGGGGGCTTACGGCCAAACACTTGTGCGGTAGTGATGACTACGTCTGATTTGGCGATCACGGCTTTTTGTGCCTGCAGCTGTATCTCTATTTGTTCTGGTGTCAGCTGTTTGGCATAGCCATCTGCGGTCTCGCCGGTTTCACCCAGGTCGATTTCTAGAAATTTCGCACCTACTGAGCGCACCTGCTCGGCCACGACCGGGCGTGTATCAAAGGCGGTGACCTTGGCACCAAGACGTTTCGCCGTAGCGATCGCCTGCAGGCCGGCCACGCCAGCACCGATAACAAATACATTGGCGGGTTTCAGTGTGCCCGCCGGAGTCATCATCATCGGAAAAATACGCGGCAGGTGGGTCGCGGCCTGCATGACCATGACATAGCCCGCAAGGTTAGCTTGAGAACTCAGCGCATCCATTTTTTGGCTGCGAGTGCTGCGCGGAATCATCTCCATGCTGATGGCTGTGATGCCGCGATCCTTAAAAGCATTCACTAGGCCATGTTCGTTGAATGGATCCAGATAGCTGATATGAATGGCACCTTGCTTCATCATTGCTATCTCTTCCAGCTGCGGCTTGCGCAGGCGCAGCAAAAGGTCTGCGCTACTGAATAATTCATTGCGGTCTTGGGTGATAGTCGCCCCCGCTTCAGTATATTCAGAATCAGAAAAACCGGCGCCCAAGCCCATGCCGGACTCAATAAACAGATCGGCGCCCATAGCGCAGAGCTTTTTGGCGTGATCGGGCATAATCGGTATCCGGTTCTCTCCCGGATGACTTTCTTTCGGAATGGCGATGCGCATGCGGTATGTAACCCCGTACCTTTGTTT